TATCTATACATTAACATATACTATAAAAATAGCTCTTAAATTTTTGTGCCTTTACCAGTTATTACTGATGAACTTATACAAGCTTTAGATCAAGTGTTTCCTAACAGACACCCAGACCTATCGCTTTCTGATCGTGAAGTGTGGTATCGTGCAGGGCAAAGGTCTGTTGTTGATTATTTAATTGAACAACAACTAAGACAAAAAGAAACAATGCTAACCGAAACAATTTTGGAGAATTAATTATGTGTAGCGGTTCACAATCAAGGTCTTTACCACAACCAAGGCCAACAGCACCAGTGCCTGAAAAAAGAGCCAAAGGAGTTACAAAAGCGAAGAAAAAAGTTTTGGTTACCAATAATACAGAACCAACTAGATCAACTGGTGGTACTTCTTCTTTACAAATAAGAAATCTTACATCAAGAACTGGTCCTAATTTAAATATTTAAATGGAATATTCACAAGGGGGTAAGACTGCTGCTGGTCGTTACGAACAATTAGTTAGTACTAGATCAACATATGAAAGAGAAGCAAAAGAGTCTTCAAAACTTACCTTGCCAAGTCTTATTCCAGAAACCACATCTGGCACAAGGGCTAGGATTAAAACCCCTTTTCAAGCCCTTGGAGCTAAAGCGGTTAACAGCCTTGCCTCAAAGCTTTTAATTACATTACTACCTCCAAGCACTGCATTTTTTAAATTAACAATAGACCAACTTGCACTTATGCAAGAAGGTCAAAGTGAAGTTCAAAGTGAAATAGATAAAGGATTAAGGACTTATGAAAATGCTTTAATGGATGAGATCGAAGTATCAAATGATCGTGTCGCAATGTTTGAAGCACTAAAACATTTGATAGTAGGTGGTAATGTTCTTTTATATTTAACAGATAAAGGATTGAAGGTATATCCATTATCTAAGTTTGTATGTAAAAGAGATTCAGTTGGTAATGTTTTAGAAATAATTACAAAAGAAACAGTAAATCCACAAGCTCTACCTCCTGAGTTTCTTAGTCAAATTCAACAAAAAGATAATTATGATGAGAAAGGTATGGGTGAAGAGATTGATATTTATACTTGCATTAAAAGATACGGTGAAGAATTTATGTGGCATCAAGAATGTAAGGGAGAAAAGATACCTGGTACTGACGGAAGATCTAAAGTTGATGTCTCTCCCTGGATTTTATTGAGGTGGGTACGAATTGACGGAGAACAATTTGGTCGTGGGTACGTAGAAGAGTATCGCGGTGACCTTATATCTCTTGAAGCTTTGACTCAAAGTGTAATTGAAGCTGCTGCTGCTAGTGCAAAAATTTTATTTCTCGTAAATCCAAACGGTCAGACCAGAGCTAGCACTTTAGCAAAAGCTCCTAATGGAGCAGTGAGAGAAGGAAGTGCAGCAGATATAAGCGTCATGCAAGTAGGAAAGCAAGCAGACCTGGCAGTTGCACAACAAGCAATGCAAAGAATAGAAGCAAGACTAGCTGATGCTTTTCTTATGGCTAGTTCTGTACAAAGACAAGCTGAAAGGGTAACAGCAGCAGAGATAAATCTTATGGCTCAAGAACTTGAAAATAGTTTGGGTGGGGTCTACTCTATTCTCAGTCAAGAGTTCCAAATACCATATTTAAAAAGACGTATGCACATGATGGTAAGGTCTGGAAAAGTTAAAGCCTTGCCAGAAAAATTAGTAAAGCCTAAGATAGTGACAGGGATTCAAGGTCTTGGTAGGGGTAACGATAGAAATAAACTCATTGAGTTTATCGGTACTGTTGCTCAAGCACTAGGACCAGATGTAATGCGTCAGTTCGTAAACGTAGATGAAGCAGTAAAACGTCTTGCTACTTCTATAGGAATTGATACAACAAACCTTATAAAATCACAAGAGCAAATTGCAGAAGAGCAACAACAAGCTCAACAGCAACAGCTTATACAATCTCTTGGACCTGCTGCTTTGGGATCTAAATTACTTGATCCTAAAAATAATGCACAAGCACAACAACTAACGGAGGAACTAAATGCCAACCAAGAAGAAGCCCAGTCAGAGGGATGAGAACGGTAAGTTTATTGCCAAACCACAAGAACCTGTGGTAAAACCTGTAGTAAAAGAACCTGTTGTGGTCAAAGAAACATCAGTAGAAACAAATTCTAAAGATGTAATTACTAGACATGGCAGTACACTACATATAAGTTAATTAACCATTTATGACTTCATCACAACTAAATGTATCTGAAACACCACCAATGTCTCAAGAAGACTTGGAAACTTTAGCTAAAAATGAAACAGACGAAAATGGTCTGATACTAGGTAAGTTTAAAAGTGTTGAAGATTTAGCTGCAAGCTATAAAGAACTTGAAGGTAAGTTAGGTTCTTTTGAAAAATCAGAAGAAGCTGAAGAACAAGTTGAAGAAGAAACTGCTGAAGAAGAAGTTTCAACTTATAACGAAATATACGGTGATGGTCTTGCAGATGTCTTAGAAGAAGTTGGAATTGATCCAGAAGATATTACAAATAGATTTTTAGAAACTGGCAACATTAACGAAAATGATTATGAGCTTTTAGGAGAAGCAGGTTTTTCAAGGCAGATCATTGACACTTACTTAGACGGTATTAGATCACAAGGTAATATTGAAGAGATTGCTAAATCAGAACAAGCAAGCATAAAACAAATTGCTGGCGGTGAACAAGGATATGAACAATTAAAATCTTGGGCTAATGAAAACTTACCAACAGCAGATCTTGATGCTTTTGATAGTATAGTTCAAACAGCACCTCCAGCAGCTATTAAACTAGCAGTACAAGGTCTTTATTCTCAATACAGAAACGCTATGGGTATCGAACCAGATTTAGTCTCAGGTAGACCATCAAGTAACGGATTAGCTCCGTTTAGATCATCAGCAGAAGTAACTACTGCTATGAATGATCCACGATACGGAAAAGATATGACTTACACAGGAACAGTACAAGAAAGGTTGCGTGAAAGTGATGTCTTTAGATCATCTAGGTAATGGGAAAATTATGTCCTAGAGGTAAAGCTGCTGCCAAGCGTAAGTTTGATGTTTATCCTTCTGCTTACGCTAATGCTTATGCTGTAAGAGTTTGTAAAGGACAAGTTAAAGTAGGTGGTAAAGCAACGGTAGCTTCTGGCTATACTAGAAAAAGTAGAAACAACCTTAAAATGAGGTCTTAATTATGCCCTTAACTGCACGTCAAAAAAAATTAGATGTTACGCGGGATGGCAAAATCACCAGAGAAGATCTTATGATCCTTCGTAAATCCAAGAGAGGTAAAAAGAAAAATGGCAAAACTTAGTCTTAGTCAGATAAAAACTTTGAAGAAACATTCAAAGCATCATTCCAAAAAGCACATGGATATGATGAAAAAGCTAATGCGTGAAGGTTCTTCCTTTAAAGCTGCACATAACAAAGCACAAAAAGATGTAGGCAAATGAGTCTTAAAAGATGGTTTGATGAGAAGTGGGTAGACGTAAAAACTGGCAAACCTTGTGGTCGCCAAAAAGGAGAGAAGCGTAGTGGCTACCCTGCTTGCAGACCTTCAAAAAGAATTAGTAGTAAGACTCCAAAAACTAGAGGTGAGATGAGTAGACAAGAAATTAAAAAATTTAAAGATAAAAAGAAAGGTCCAAAAAAAATATCTTACCAACACAGAAGAGATAGTTTAAAGTTTTCTAAATAATGTTATATTTTAAATAACTTACATTCTTTATGGCTAAAGGGGTATCTCTACGAAAAGAGCATAAGAGTCCTTCTGGGGGTTTGACTGCTAAAGGTAGAGCATACCTTAAAGCTAAGACAGGTAGTAACTTGCAAGCACCTGTCACAAAGACAAGTGGTCTTTCACCTAGACAAAAAGCAAGAAGAAAATCTTTTTGTGCAAGAATGTCAAAAGTTAAAGGACCACTTAGAAAGAATGGCAAGCCAACTCGCAAAGCCCTTGCTTTACGCAAGTGGAAATGTGGGTCAGTAAAAACTAAAAAGCGAAAATCTTAATATCAAAAGTGCCTGATGCGTCAGATAACACTTATGAGAACAGACAGTAGCGAAGTAAGTTTCTTAAATTTTATACAATCAATCTAAAGGTTTTTTACCATGAGTAATGCTACGGTATCTCGCCTAGGACTGGTCGACAATACAGGAACAGACTTTGACGCTCTGTTTCTGAAAGTTTTTTCGGGAGAGGTGCTATCTGCGTTTACACGCAACAACATCTTTAACGAACAACTTCATTCTGTTCGTACCATAACCTCAGGCAAATCGGCACAATTTCCAGTTTTAGGCACTGCCACTGCATCTTTCCATACACCAGGAAATTTATTGACAGGAGGCAACCAGATCAGACATGGTGAGCGTGTCATAAGTATTGACGATCTTCTAATTGCAGACGTTTTTGTAAGTCGGCTTGAAGAATTGAAGAACCACTATGATATTCGTGCTCAATACGCTGATGAACTCGGTAAGGCTCTCGCGAAAACATACGATGAAAACGTCGCCAAAATGATTGCTCAAGCGAGTCGTGCATCTTCAACACTTACAGGTATTGCAGGTGGACTCACTTTAACTCTTGCTTCTGGTAACACAGCTTCTTCTGATGTTACTGGTGATGAGATAGCTGCTGCTATCTATGACATAGCTCAAGCATTTGACGAGCGTGACATTCCTCCTACAGACAGATTTTGTGTATTGCCACCTGCTGAATATTACAAACTTGCTGAGTCTGCTACAAGAACTGTGAATGTTGACTTCAACCCAGGTGGAGGTAATGGTTCGTTTGCTTCTGGTAATGTACAGCAAGTCGCTGGCATACCAATTATGAAGTCAAACAACGTACCTCAGTCAAACAGATCAGCAGCATCAGGTGAGAATAACGCTTACAACGGTGACGATAGTAAAACTATTGGATTAGTCTTCCATAAGAGTGCAGTGGGAACTGTAAAATTAATGGATATGACTACTGAGATCACAGGTAATGATTATGCTACGATGTATCAAGGCACATTAATGGTTGCTAAATATGCTCTAGGACATGGAATCCTACGTCCAGAGTGTGCAGCTACTATTAAGTTATCTGCTTCTTAATACTTCTTAAATTCAATTTATAGGGTATCTTATTATTAGATACCCTTTTTTTTATCATGGACATTGGTAGTTCTTATCGCAAGCTACGAAAAAAACAAATGCGAATACAAATGCAAAAAAGAATGAGAAAAACAATGGAAAAAAGAATGAGAGAAAGTGCTAAAAGTTTAATGTTAGCTCCAGCAAAGAGATAATTATGTACTACTCAACATCAACAAAGAAAAAAAAGACAAAAGGATCGACAAAAAAGAGAGATTCTCTTAAGCTTAAGATGAAATCAAAAAAGCAGTCAGGTTATTAATTATGTTTGGCAAGAAAAATAAAAAATTAGAAGGTCAAGCTTACATTGACTTTTATGAAAAGAAAATGAAAGAAACTGGTAAGACTTCTCTTGGAGAAAAAGCTAGATATATTAAAGAAAAAGCAAAACTTAAAAACAAGATAATTAAATCAGGAGGAAGCTAATGACTGTAGCTGCAACTACCAAATTAGAAAGCGTCAATATTATGATGGCTGCTATAGGAGAATCTCCTATAAATACATTACAGGGAGTCTTACCTGTTGATGCACAACTAGCATTTGACACCTTACATGAACAAAACAAAACAGTTCAAAATGAAGGTTGGAGTTTCAATACAGAAATTGACGTTACTTTAACAAGAGATAATTTTAAAAAGATTGCTTTGCCTACTGATGTTCTTAGAGTAGATGCAAATATTCATCAACATCCTTTAGTAGATCCTATACAACGTGGAGTGCAGATGTATGACAGATTAAACAATACTTTTGAATTTGATCAAGATTTAATATGTACAATTGTTTATTTCAGATCTTTTGAAGAAATACCAGAACCTGCAAGAAACTATATAACAATAAAAGCTGCTCGCGTATTTATTGATAGATTAGTAGGTGACGCTGCATTAAGAGGTTATACACAACAAGACGAGACAAGAGCAAGAGCAGTATTGTTAGAAACTGATCTAGCAAATGCAGATCATAATATACTTAGGGGTGATCCATCTCTTACTAATGTATTTGATACTTACTCTCCAGCAAACGCATTAATTAGGTAGTCATGCCTCTTATTTCAAGATCTATACCAACTTTATTAAGAGGTATATCACAAAGTTCTGATGCTACAAAAAAATCAGATCATTGTGACATACAAGATAACGCTAGTAGTGATCCAGTTTTAGGTCTTGTAAAGCGTTCTGGTACTCAATTTATTTCTAATCTTATAAGTGGTGAAACGACTATAGGTAATGCAAAAGTTCATATGATTAATAGAGATGCAACAGAAAGATATGTAGTTATTTTTACAACAAATAATGTAAGAGTTTTTGAATTGGATGGTACAGAATTAACTGTAAATAAACCAGATGGAGTTACTTATTTATCTTCTAGTGATCCTAAATCAGAAATCAAAACAATAACTATTGCAGATTTCACCTTTGTTGTTAATACAACTGTTATTACTGAAATGGATAATACTTTATCAGCAGGTAGTGAAACTCAAGCAATAGTATTTTTTAATCAAGTTTCAGATTTAACAACTTATACAGTTACTGTTGATGGAACGTCAGCAAGTCACGATTCATCAGGTGATAACCCTTTAAGCACATCAACTATAGCTGGAAGGATAAGAGATAAATTATTAGGAATAAATGGTCAGTCGCCAACAACAGGTTCTGCTTTGTCTGGTTTTACCATTACTAGAAATGGTCCTGTATTACATATAAAAAAGAATGATAATTCTAACTTTTCTATAGACTCAGTAGATACTCAAGGTAATTCACAAATTACAACCGTAAAAAATTCAGTGCAACAATTTACAGATTTACCTACAGTGTCACCTAATGGAATGGTTGTAGAAATTAAAGGTGATGAATCTAATAATTTTGATAATTATTATGTGAAATTTACTACTAATAATGGTGGAGCTTTTGAAGAAGGACAATGGCAAGAAGCACCTGCACCAGGTATAAAATTTAAATTTAATTATTCAACAATGCCACACGTTTTAGTAAGGCAAGCTGATGGTAATTTTAGATTTGCAAGAGTAGATGGAGATACTTATAGCGTTACTGTTGGAGGTACAACAGCTAATTTTGCTTTACCTGTATGGGGAGAAAGAATATGCGGTGACTTAGAATCATCTTTGAATCCTTCTTTTATAGGACAAAAAATTAATAATGTGTTTTTCTTTAGAAATAGATTAGGTTTTTTAGCTAACGATAATGTAATTTTATCAACTGTATCTGAATTTTTTAACTTTTTTCCTGAAACAGTTTTATCTGTTATAGATAGTGATCCTATTGACGTAGCTGCTTCTCATACAAAAGTTGCTATTCTTAAAAATGCAGTAAACATGGGAGAAAAATTAATATTATTTTCAGATCAAACCCAATTTGTTCTAAGTAGTTCAGCAGATAACCTTACACCTAAAACAGCAAACATACTGGTAGCAACAGAATTTGAAAGTAGCGATGGAGCAACACCTGTAGGTGCTGGTAGTTCTATATATTATTTAACTAATAAAGGTAATTTTTCTGGAGTTAGAGAGTATATTACCCAAACTGGAATAGAAGTAAGAGATGCAGCTAACATTACAATCCATGTACCAAAATTAATTCCTAATGATATTTATAAAATTGCAGTTACTACTAATGAAGATATTTTAGTATTATTGGGAACATCAAACCCAAATAAACTATATGTAAATAAATGGTTATATGGTCCTAAAAACGAAAAAATACTAAATGCTTGGTTTACATTTACTTTTTCTAAAGGAAGAATTATTAGAAATATAGATTTCATAGGAACTGATTTGTTTATGGTTACTGAAGACCTTGTTGATTCAGGTAATACAGAAATCAATTTAGAAAAATTAATCTTTGAACCAGATTTTAAAGAACCTCATACTAATTTTGAATTTCGTTTAGATAGAAAACTAACAGAATCTAGTGCTGGAGTTTCCGTAAGTTACGACTCAAGCACTCAAAAAACTACTATTACTTGTCCTTATAGATTAGATGAGCAGATGGCAATAATAGGAAGAGAAGTTGCTCCTAATTTTATTGCAACATACAACAGTACAACTGCTAACAATACAGTTACAGTTACATATCCGAATCATGGTTTTAAAACTGGCGATCTAATTAGCCTATCTTTACCAGGATCTAATATAAATAATTTTGATATTAATACCGTAGATGAAATTCTGGTATTTGCTCAAAGTCCTACACTTAACAATGGAGATGGTGTTTCTGGTTTTGCTAATATTACTAAAATTGACGCTAATACTTTTACCTTTTCTAGTGATGATAATGCTGGTAATAATACAGGCACTAAATGTGTAATAAAATTAACACCATTTTTTATTGACTTTTTTGGTAATCAAAGATTTGCTGTACCAGGCCATGACTTTGGTGGAACAAATAATGTTGGAACTAACAAAAATATTGTTGTGCCAGGTGATCTTACACACGCAAGATTTATTATTGGTGAACCTTACGAAATGCACTATAGGTTTGCAAAACAACGACTTACTGAGTCAGCAGGTTCAGCTAGTGAATTGATTAGTGGTAGGTTACAACTTAAACATTTTTATTTAAAATTTGAAGATACAGGATTTATGAAAGTAGAAGTTATACCTCAAGGTGCTAATAAGTTTTTTACTAGTGAATTAAACGTACAAAATTCTTCAACTTATGAATTTACTTCTTTATTAGGAACAATTAAAGAACGAGTAGATCGTGATGCTTTAATTGGTAGTGTGAATTTATTAAGCACAGGTACATTTAAAGTTCCTGTAATGACTAGAGCAGATAAGGTAACAATAGATGTAAAGAATAATAGTTTTTTACCTACAAACTTAACAAGTGCTGAATATGAAGCATTTTTCTATATAAGGTCAAACAGAAGATAATGGGATATTTAAGAAAAGCAAACTTAAAAGACTTAAATCATGTCGTAGATAATTTAAGGGTAATGGATAAAATTGAAGTTTTTTATCAGACAGGACAAAAACCAGAAGATGCTATAAAACTTTCTTATTTATATACAAAAGACAATATGGCAATAGCTGATGATGATGGTAATCCTATTGGTTTATGTGGTGTTGTTTCTGATGGTTGTATATGGATGGTTGCAACTGATGAATTATTTACAAATAAAAAATATAAAATACAACTTATAAGGCAAGGCAGACAATGGGTAGATAGTCTGTTGAAAAATTATAAATTGTTATACAATATGGTATATGCGGAAAATGATTCTGCTATAAAGTGGTTGAGGTGCTTGGGCTTTACATTTATTAATTACCACGCACAATATGGAGAGCATAACAAACCATTCTATGAATTTATGAGGATTGCCTAAATGTGTGCAGTATTACCAGCCATAGCAACAGGTCTAAGTCTTTTCTCTGGATTGGCCATGAGAAATGCTGCTCAACAACAGGCAAGACAAACATATGAAACAGAGTCAGCTAATGTAAAAGCAGCAGACGCAGCTAGAAATTTAAAAGTTACTACTGCTGGTCAAAATTTTAAACAGCAACAAGCCGAGACTGCTATGAGAAGACAAGAAGCTACGCTTGATGCAAGAAGAAAACTAGGATCTATAGAAGCAAGTGGTATTAGTGGTAACTTATTATCAACCTTAAGAGGAGAAGCTCAAAGAGAAGGAGGTAATGTTGTTAATAATTTAAATATGAGCAGTGCAGCACAAAGAAGAAATTTAGGATTACAAGTTCAAGGCTATGATGCAGAACTTGGTAGAAGAATAAGTGCAGGTCAAAGTAGAGTAAATCAAGCTTACAGTCAAATTCCTTCTATAACACAAATTGCATTAGGGGCTGGAAGTCAAGCTTTAACTTATGATTGGGCGAATAACAAACTTTAAACATGACAAATTCTTATAATATTCCCCTAGCTCCTATAGTTGATACATATGTACCAGAACCTACAGTTCAACCAAAAACAGGTGCAACAGAATTAGCTGAAATTTTATCTACAGTAAATCCTAATTTAATAAAATTTGCAGAACAAAGAAAAGAAAAGGCAGATGAAATACAAGAACAAAGAGCAATGGAAATAATCATACAATCAGACAAAAAAGGTTTAAAAAAATACATAGATGCACTTAACAAAACAGAAGGACCAGAAGCAGCAAGACAGGTAATAGGTCGTAATAGAGCATTTAAAGCAGGTATAGAAAAACAAGTAGCTATAAAATTAGGAAGTATGGCTGAAACTGATGCTAAAAAATTTTTTAATAATTATACAGTTGAAAGAGAATTGCCAGATGGAACAATACAACAACTTCCTTTAAGTCAATTTTCACCTGAATCAGAAGAATACCAAACAGCTCTTGCTGAATTTAATGAAACAAGTAGAATGAATATAAAAGGTATTAGACCTTTATATTTAAATGATTATTATTTACCTCAACTAGGTAAAGGTTTGCAGAAAGTAGAAATAGATCACACAAAAAACTACAATGAATATCTTGTACAACAAGCAGAAAATAATATTGGTAATACGTTAAAACTTAATTTTTATAAAGTAGATGATAATCAAGAATCTTTAGACAAAGGATTAATTGATTTAACTGAAGTAGAAGACCCTACAAGTATTACAGGTATTACTATATCTAAAAATCTAAGTCAATCATATTTAAATGAACTTGAATCTAATGGTTTAACACAGGCTCTTACACCAACAAAAATGGTTGATGTGGTTATAAACGTAGCAAATAGTATTTTTAATGAATATGAAGAACAAGGTCTAGATGGGTATGAAGCTGTAGAAGAATTTTTAAATTATGCTGGTGAATTAGAAGTTGGTCGAAGTCAAAGAAAAAAAGATGGGACTGTTGTTAGAACAAAATTTAAAAATATTATTAGTAAAAGTGAAGATATACTAAAGTTAAAAAGAGACTTAATTACTACTGGTGATGCGTTGAGAGAAGAAAGACTTAGACAAGAGGTAGAAGCAGAAAAATCAACAATCTTAGAGAGAATCCAAAAATTTGGTATTACTAATAGAGCTGAAATGAGTAAATTGGCTCAAGAATTTCCAGATCGTTTTGAAGGTTTTTTAGAACCAATGATAGAAATGCAAGACGAAACAAGAGATGAGTTTTTAAAAAATTTTAAAAAAGATTTACTTTACACAGGTGAATATAGAAATGATCCTGTAAGAGCCAATAATGAACTAGGAGAATTTGTAGCAAAATTAGGATCAGCTATAACACAAGAAGATAAAGAAGAAATCGAAAGACTAGAAAAATTAATACGAACACAGTTAGGAGTACCTGTTTATCAAAATGCTACTGAAAGAATAGACAGAATTAGAAAACGTGCTGAAGAAATTGCTGCTGATATAGATCCATATACAAAGAAATTACGATTTACATCAGATAACGCACAATTTTTTTATGAGTCTGAAGAAAGATTTCTTAAGGCTATAACTACAGCAATAAATAATGATAAACTTAGTGAAGAACAAAAACAAGAAGCAATAAAACTTGCTGAAGATAATTTTATAGAAGATGCAATTAGAATTAAAGAAAAAGCTTACGTTCTTGGTGGTGGTGAATTTGGGTCGACAGCAACAGGTACAATAGCAGAAATTCAAAAAAAAATTAGAAGAGAGAAGGAAGGAGGTAAAAGTGAAGAAAATAACAACTACGATGACCTAGCTAATCAAGGTAACAAGAAAACAAAGAAAACAAAGAAAACAAAGAAACCAAATATATTTAATGATATAAATAAAATAAATAACATACCTTTTGGGTTTACAGGTAATGAAGAAAATGAAGAAGAAGAACTTGAGAATACAAATAAAGAAGATAAACTTAAACCGTCAAGTGATGAATTTATAAAAACATTTGAACAATATCGTGATAACCCAATGAAAATGTACGAACTTCTATTTCCATGACAAATTCAAACTTAGACTCAAAAAAACCAATTAAAGGTTTTTCAAAAACTCAAGGTTTATTTTCAGAAATTGATTCTGATTTGTTAGAACCATTTGATAGAAATATTTATAAACAAACAGAAAGTTTTTTAGATTGGAATACAGAAGTAGATATAGAAAGTTCTATTAATGATTTTTATTTAAAAGATTCAGATCAAGATTCATATGCAGATACTACAGGTGAACCATACAAACAAGCTGCTGGTTTAGGAATTGACATTGGAGGTGGTATTGCTCTTGATAAAGCAACTGCTGGATTATTAGTTGCTCCTGTACCTGGTGCTAGACCTCTTTATTTTGGTATTAATTTTGTTGGTGGTGTTGGTTTGAATATTGCTGCACAAAAAGCAAGAGGTGAAGAAAATATTGATATTGGCGAGGCTATTCAATCTGGTGCTATTCAAATGATACCTTTTGGATCTACAGCTAAAATAGGAAAAGGTGGTCTTAAAAAATCTGCAATACAAGGTGCTGTAACTGCTGTTGGTGGAGAACAAATAAGAAAAGGAATAAACGAAGGAGAATTATTAACACCACAAGAAATCTTTAGTTCTGCTGCTGTTGGTGGTGGTTTTGGAGTTACTTTTAAAGGAGCTTTAGACGGATTAGAAGCTATTGGAAATAAATTAAATAAAAAATATGCTGGAAAAAATGCACAACAAATTAATGAACAAATAACTGAAAAAGAAAAAAAAGAGATTATAAATGCGGTATCTCAAACAAATCAATTAAAGAAAAAATTAGAAACACAACAACCTACATCTACAACTGCACAACCTAATACAGTTTATCAATTACCTCAGTCATTATTAAAATCTAAACCCAGATACGGTAGAGCTAATATAGAATTTGAATCTGAGTTAGATTTAGCTGCTTACCTTGTTAGAAGTGGCAAAAAAACTAGATCAAAATCATATGACAAAATAATAGTTTCATTACAAGAACAAGGTTTTTCACCAGCAGAAATTAAAGCTCATGGTGACACATTGCATAAAAGAGTAAAAGATATGGTGACAGAGATGACAGGTACACCACAAGCAAGTGAAAACACTAGAGGTCTTACTTTAAAAATACCAACAGATACTAAATATATTGGCCAATCTGTTACTAAAAAAGCTAAAAAAGTAAAACAAGATTTAGGAGATAAAACAAAAACTCCACAACAATATACAAACAAAGGAGTTCCAAGAACTTTTCAAAAAAATGTAGATCAAAATATTAGAGAAATGAAAGATAGAAATGTCTTTGAAGGTAGAAAGTCGCAGATAAAAACAAAGCTTGGTGCTTTAAATAAATATGACGAAAAAGTTTTAGATTTAAAGAATACAACAAGAATTAAAAAGATGGCAGAAGAGTATATTAAATTTTATGGTGAAAGACCGCCTGATGAATTGGCTTATGCTTTAGCACAAAATGTAGTCTTAGCAACGGATGAAGTTATAGCTGCAAATAAAAAATATGCAAATGCTCTTGGTAAGAGAGATTTTGATGCGATTGAAAAAGCTGCTGTTGAAATAGATGCAGCACTTCAAAAAGTAGAAGAATGGTTAACTTTAGATATTAAAGCAATTAGAACTCCTTTTGGTCGTGTAGGTAAAACATTACAAGCAAAACCTGATTCTGGTTTGGCTGGTAAAACTGTTGATGAAGTTATGGATATGACACCAACACAAAAACGGTTAGCAGCAGAAAACGTAGGTGAATCTACTTTGAGCATTGATGAAACAATAGAACAAAAAAGAGAATTTAGAGATTTATTAAAACAAAGAATTAAAGAAGCCAAAGAATCAGGAGATCTAACAGAACTATATAAATTAGCAAATGATATTCAAAGGTCAGAAGGAAAAGTAGAAAATGTTGTTGCTTATACTAAAGTAAAAGGTTGGCAAAAATCTTTATCTAAAGTTAATAAAGTTATTAATGAAATAGGAATCAATGCTTTATTATCAGCACCAACTACTCAAGAAGTAAACTTTATTTCTGGAGTTGCACAAAGCTATCTTGCTTCTTTAAAATTAGTTTTAGGTGCAAGAGGTGCTAAAGAACGAGAAGCAGCACTAAGACATATAATTGCTTTACATAGTAACTTTAATTTTGCTCGCAAAGCTTGGAAAGCGTCTTGGGATATAGAAGATAACTTTGTAAATATTGGAAATTACAAAGGTGCTGACAGTAGTAGATTTGCAATTTCTTCTGATATGGATAATTTAGCAGGTAGGTTTACAGATAACAGTGGTAAAGTTATTAGATTACCTATGAGATTAATGACATCTACGGATGCTTTAATACAAGCTCCTAATATTATTGCTGGTGCTACGTTTGAAGCTTTTAATGAAGGAACAAATAGAGGATTACAAGGAGATAAATTAAATAAGTTTATAAAAGGTCATGTTGATTCAATTCTTCAATATTATGCTGAAAATGGTAAGACACCAATAGAAGATATAAGTAAAAGTCTTCCAAGTGAGTTTCAAGATGAATTATCACAAATTGATTTTGATCCATCTATTACAGGTAAAATACTAAGGCAAGGTCAAGAATTTGCTAAAACCATTACCTTTACTCAAGATATAAGAAGAGATGATTTTATAGGAAGACAGGCATCTAATTTTAATCAATTTGTAAATGCAAATCCGTTAGCTAGATTTTATTTTGCGTTTACAAAAGCACCAACAAATATTTTAAAATCTAACGCAAGATTACTACCTTTTATTAATGAACCTACTATTTTGGGAAAATCAAATCTTATCAATGATGTATTATTACCAGAAATTAGGAATGATTTATTAAGTAGAGATCCTCTTATTGCACAACAAACAAGAGGAGAACTAATGCTCAGTAGAGGACTAGCTATGTTGATTGGAGGAATAGCTGTAAATTATAGACAAAAAACAAATGAAGAAGGTTATATTCCCCCAATTATTCTTACAGGCGGTGGTCCTGATTTTAGTAAACCCGAAGGTGCTGCTATGTGGAAAGCTCAATGGAAAAATGGTTGGTCACCATACAGTGTCGGCAGACTACAATACAATGATGATGGCGAACCTTTAATAGGTGAAGATGGCGAACCAGTATATGAATATGATAGTTATGAATATTTACCAGAACCTATAGCAGGTTATATGCGTTTAATGGTTGATTTTGTTAATGCGTCTGGAGTAATAGGTGACAAACCTTATGGTGACTTTACTATTGGTTGGATGGGGGCAGTTGGTAGAAATATATTTAATAGAAGTTTTACGACACAAATAAATGAAGCATTATCATTATTGCAAGCAGTTCCAAAAATAGGAGAAGGTGATACTCCAAACGATTCTCCTGCAAATTATAAATTAAAAAGATTGTCACAAATTGCAGGTAGAACATTTGTATCTAGACTTGTTCCGTTTTCTAATTTAGGTTCAAAATTAAAACAAGCACCAGCAGATATTTTAGAAATGATGGGTTACAGCAAAGAAGAAATACAACAGTACAGACAAAAAGTAGATACTAAAGTAAGAGAAGGTGACGCTATTAATGAAGAAAGAGAAATAGAAGATCCTCTTTTTAATAAACATAATGAATATAAAAGACTGTTGAGAGATATTATCAATCAATCTCAAGAAAAGTTTATAGGTCTTAATTATGATCTACCTTTTATGGAAGAACACGCAACAGGCGAACCAGTTTTATATCCACAAAGAAAAGGTTTAGATTTGTTTTCTCTACAAAAATATAGTAGAAGTAAAAATTTAAAATATTATTCAGCACAAAAATTAATAGGAAGATTATTACCAGAGCCAAAAGAAGTAATTGTTGGCCCATACGGATCAAAAGATAATATAACTCCAAAAAAATTAAATACTTACGATTATAATCAATTAAGAAGAGTTATAAATAGAGTAAAAATAGATGGTAAGACTTTGATTGAAAAACAAAATGAGTATCTTGAAATGCCAGAATATACTCAGTTTGCAGCAAAAATAAAAGAAGTGGGTCTTAATTCAGAACAAGGTCAAGAAGCAGCTAAAATAATTTATAGTGCTATGTCACAAATAAACAGAACATACATATTAAAAGGAGAAAGTATGTATTTTGAACAAAAAATGGACAATGAAGAATTACAGCGTAGAATTGACAAGAAACGTAAAATAAAAGAAAGCTTTGTAAATTTACTTGAAACTAACTAATTATGGCTACTAATATAAGCGGTGGAATAACAACACCAACTTCCACAACTCATACAGGTAATGGAACTACTGGTCCTTTTAGTATTAGTTTTGAATATGCAACCAGAGATGATGTTCAGGTGTTTGTAGGGGGAGTTTTAAAGACTGTAGCGACTCATTATACTTTTACCAGCAGTACACAAATAACATTTACTTCTGGTAATGCACCTACGAATGGAACAGTAATTCTTATCCAAAGAAATACAGTTGTTGCTTCTCCAAGCCATACCTTTGCAGATGCAAGTGTTTTAACTGCAACAGATTTAAATCAAAGCAACACACAAGTATTACATGGAATCCAAGAACTTGTAGATGATTATATAAAAAGAGATGGTAGCCAAACTATAAAAGCTAATCTTGTATTTGAAGGTTCTACTGATGACAATAATGAAACAACATTAGCAATAACAAACCCTACTGCTGACAGGACAATTACATTGCCTGATACAACAGGAACAGTCGTCACAACAGGCGATACAGGAACTGTTAGCTCAACAATGATTACTGATGGAACTATTGTTGATGCTGATATAAATGCAAGTGCAGCAATAAGTGGTTCTAAGTTACAAGCAGCATCTGGATCAAATGCTGGAAGTATGTCTGCTAGTGATAAATCAAAATTAGATGGAATTGAAACTGGCGCAACAGCAGATCAAACAGATGAACAAATAAGAACTGCGATAGAAAATGCTAATGATAGTAACGTCTTTACTGATGCTGATCATACAAAGTTAAATGGTATAGAAGCTTTAGCCACAGCAGATCAAACTGCTGCTGAGATAAGAACTCTTGTTGAATCAGCAACAGATTCTAATGTATTTACTGATGCAGATCACACGAAGTTAAATGGAATTGAAGCAAATGCAACTGCTGACCAGACAGATACTGAAATCAGAGCAGCAGTAGAAGCAGCTAGTGATAGTAATGTATTTACAGACGCAGACCATACAAAATTAAATGGTATAGAAGCTAGTGCTGATGTTACAGATGCAACTAATGTAGATGCTGCTGGAGCAGTGATGAATAGTGATTTAGATACTAAAGGTGAAATATTAGTTGGAGATGGTGCAGGTGATCCTACAGCACTTTCTGTAGGTCAAAATAATTATGTTTTAATAGCAGATAGCAATGAAGCATCAGGTGTTAAGTGGGGTCCAGCACCTTCTGCTGGTGGTTTAAATAATATAGTTGAAGATACTAGCCCACAATTAGGTGGAGCATTAGATGTTCAAGCACAAGAAATAAATACAAGCACAACAAATGGCAATATAAAATTAAATCCAAACGGTACAGGTGTAGTTGAAGTAAAAGGTGATGGCAGTAGTGCTGATGGAACAATACAGCTTAACTGTTCACAAAACAGTCATGGTGTAAAAATTAAATCACCACCGCATAGTGCAAACGCAAGCTACACATTAACGCTTCCAAATAATATTGTTAATGGTCAATTTTTAAAAACAGATACAAACGGAAATCTAAGTTGGGCTGCTGTTGATTTAACTGCTTTAAGTGCATCTAATTTAACTTCTGGTACAGTTCCAGATGCTAGATTTCCAGCCACTTTACCAGCAGCAAGCGGAACAAATCTTACGAATCTACCGTCTGCTAATTTAACAGGAGCATTACCTGCAATCTCAGGAGCATCTTTAACATCTTTAAATGCAAGTAATTTAGGTAGTGGCACGATACCTGATGCAAGATTTCCAGCCACTTTACCAACAGCGTCAGCAGCTAATTTAACATCTATCCCTGCTGCAAATATAACTGGTACGTTACCAGCCATAAGTGGTGCTAATTTAACAGATTTGGATGCTGCTGATTTAGCAAGCGGAACAATACCTGATGCAAGATTTCCAGCCACTTTACCTGGTATAAGTGCAACTAATTTAACTAACATCCCTGCTGCAAATATTACAGGCACATTACCTGCTATTGATGGATCAAACCTTACAGGTATAACAGCAGGTGCACAGGGTGGTGGCGGTGAATCTATATTTTTTGAAAGTGAAAATACTATGGATAATGATTACACAATAACTTCAAATCATAACGCTATGGTTGCAGGTCCACTAACAATTAATGCTACACTTACTGTAAATAGTCCTTCTGTTCTTACTTTTGTCTAATGGCAATATCAATTAACGGTACTACTGGTATTTCTGGAGTTGATGGATCAGCTTCCGCACCAGCTCTACAGGGAGTTGATAGTAATACAGGAGTAAGCTTTGGAACTGATACTGTCAATATAAATACAGGTGGAACGACTAGAGCAACTATAACCTCAACAGGAGATTTAGGTATTGGAATTTCTGCGCCAGACGTAGGAAATACTTCTTATTCTGCTGTGCAAGTACATTCTGCATCAAGTAACGCATATTTTAAATTAAGCAATGGAACAACTGGCTCTGGAAGTGGAGATGGAGTTGAGTTTTCTTTAAGTGGTAGTGATGGATTTATAACAAATAGAGAATCAGCAAGTTTAATTTTTAGAACTGCTGCTACAGAACGTATGCGTATCGGATCAACTGGGGATGTTCGTTTACCGTTTCCAGATAGCACAACTGGATTAAAACAGAAAATTCAGTTTGTTACAGAATCTCCACATTTTGATGAAGTTGGTTATATCGGAATTAATAGAACAGCGGTTTCGTCTGCTCCAAGTAATATGGTATTTGCAACTGGAACGGCTGGCTCTGTTTCAGAACGTATGAAAATAACATCTGGGGGAAATGTAGAAATAACTAATTTATGTGTTGCTGGTGCTGGTCTTACACAATTTGATAATGCACAAAGTCTTATATCACAGTCTTCTACAGGCAGTTCGACCCAAACATATTTTATTGGTAATGCAGCAATTCAAACATCATCTGATAAACGTATTAAAGAAAATATTGTTGATACAGAAATTGACGCTTCATCAGAATTAAAAAAAGTAAGAGTTGTTGATTTCACATGGAACGAT